TACCAACGATTGGGAAACCATCACCGAACTTATCTTTTAAATCTGTTATTTTTTCGTGTCCGTGTAATAATTGATCGGCTAATTTTTCATTATTTAAATTCAAATCGATTGTCCTACCCATATAATCGGCGTAGAACCTATCAAAATGTTCGAAACTGATGTCATTTCTAAGACAGGTTATCAAAAAAGACGTTGACGCACATCTGGGTAAACTTAAACATATGAATTTTTTATCTACTAACATTATATTAATGATTTTTGTTTTTTAATAAATTTTAACCCAACGTTACCAGCGAAAACAATTCTATCTCTCGTTGAATTGGGAGCTTTATTGGGTGCATGTGGGATATCTGCGGACATTATTATTAAGTCATCTTCTTCAGGTAGTATTGAATACTCAATTTCATTTTTATCTTTAAAGAACAAAACTCCGTCGTCTCCTTTCAAATTATCCGGCATTTGAATATAGTAGACATATGTATACGTTGGTATGAAATAGTTAAATTGCTTACTAATTTCCGTGTGTATATGGTATTTTTCTTCACCTTCTTTGAAATTGGGTTGTACCGGTTCTTTGGCTCTTACCACATTTACCCAACCTGAGGTTTCAACAATATTATGCTCACCAAATTCGTTGTTATATATTTCAATACAACTATTGATTCCTTTTTGAATAACCTGATCTAATTTATTGTTAATTTCCACCTCACCTAAAAAATTAATATTTCCGGATGTGTGATTATAACCAAAACCGTCAGTCTTTACGTCTGGTTGTTTAATAATTATCTTATTACATATGTCCAATAATTCGGATCTAAAATCCAACATATTCAACTTAGTTTTATATATGTGAGCAGTCTCACTAAATATTATTTTTTCCATTGTATAATTTTTAAATGATAATGTGTCCGAATTTTTTAGAGTTTTTCTTATGTATTGTAAAATAATTGTTATAGAAAAAAGTCAATTGTGAAATATTGGTCTCTTTAAGTTCCAATGCGTTATATAATTCCACATTATTAGTTATTTTAATACTACCATCATCGTTGATAAGTTTTTTTAATTTTTCGGGAACATCAACATCCTTAAAGTCGGACCAAAATTTGGTGTCATCCCTTTCACACATATAATGATACCTAACAAATACCATATTTTGAAGATTAATTTCCTCACAAAAAACATTAAAATTATCCTTAAGTGATTCGTCGAAATTCGTATCTATTAATCGTTTTAATTGCATGATAACTGACATTAAAGATGTTGATTCTAACGGTTCTAAAAATGTTAAAGCTAATCCAATTGCAATGGAGTTACCAATCCAACTTCTCTTATAATATCCAGCACTATATTTAAAACTTTTAACAATTTCAATTTCACGTCCAAGATATTCTTCAACTTCTTTTTTTGCCTCCAATTCGTTTATATAAGAATCGTTAAACACATAACCACAACCCCATCTATGTTGTAATGGTGCTTGCCACATCCAACCGCATTTCATAGAAATCATATTGGTTTGTGTCTTATCATTGATTGTTTTTTTGTCTTCTTGTGGTAAAAAATAAGCAATTGCTGAATTTACTTTTAAGTATTTGTCATATGATACCCATTTTTCACGGTAAAACTTACCAATAATAAGTCGAGATAAACCGCTACAGTCAAATAATAAGTCAACATCAATAGTTGTGTCGTCATCTAATGTGATTGATTTAACTTCGTCTCCCACCAAATTACAATCTTTAACAACACCGTCGATATGTTTAACTCCTCGTTCAACTGCAGTTTTTTTAAAAAATTCAGCAACTAATCTAGCATCAAAATGAAATCCTATATTGGGATTTATGAAGTCGTTTTTACCTGAGAATAAATGACTTATAGATTTACCGTCACCTCTCCAATTTACAAACGTAATTCCATTTTTAATTGTTGATTTTGTTTGATTAAAAAAATCAACTCTACTAATTTCCAACAATTTTAACATTGCTCCGAAATTAGGTACACTACCTTCTCCAGCACCTAAAATTCCAATTTTAGAACTTTCTATTAATGTTACGTTACAATTTTTATGGAATTTATTAACAACCAAAGCGGTTAACCATCCAGCGGTTCCCCCACCTACAATTACAATGTTTTTCATATTAATTCCATTTTAATTTTCTTTGATGGCCAAACATTTATCGAATAACGTTTACCACTTTCTAATTCACTTACACAATGGTTTATGTTTGAATCGAATATAAACACACTTCCTCGTTTTTTGGGAACTGTATATTCAATCTCATCTATTTTATATTTAATATCACCACCATCGTAATTATCATTTAATTGTAATATTAATGTGATGGTTGCTCCATATATTATTTCGTGAGAGTCTTTGTGCCAAGTTAAAAAATCACCCGCAGAATATTCATTAAAACTGTACTTTGAAATGTTACCATATTGAACTCCGTTAAAAATTTTAAGATTATTTACAGTATCAATAATTTTTTTAGATAGATCATATAATATAGGTTCAATTAGGGTATCATTAGTAAAATAGGTACCTTTCCTTTTATTGTTCTTGGTGTCTGTCATATTTTCATTATAAACAATTCCATTAACAACTCTACTGGATTTCATATCCATTAATCCTTGACTCACCCCCTTCTTAATTAAGATTTCACATTCTTCATCTGTGATAAAATTTTCAATTAATTTATTGAACATACTATATTAATGTTTTTTTAAACTCGTGACTTTCTAATAGTTTAATTTCAGTTTCTAAAACGTATTTAAAATCAGATTCAACTGGAGATAACCTATGTTTTATATTTGAGAAGAAGAACACTAAACTTCCCGTTATTTTTGGGGATTGGAAATATTTCTCATCGTCATTAAGTAGATATTGATAATACCCGTTATCGAAATTATCGTTCAATTGCACGATTATTGTGAAATAACTTTTGTTGTTTATATTCCACTTTAAAGAGTATTTTGTTTTAGGTGTGTATTCTTTAAATGATAAATGTTCTAATTCACCTAATTCATGTCCCCTAAATTTAAAATTATTATTTAATACTTCAACAATTTTTTCTGATATGTGGATCAAACCCAATGATTTACCATTCTTGTGGTTATTAATTATATTATCACATTCATCTTTAGATAAAAAATTTTCAATAATGTTTATTTTCTTATTCTCCATTATTTTTTTTTAGGCCATACTTAATCCATTTATACCATATTCTCTCATGAAGATAATATTGAATTGGTTTATAGACCAACTCAGCAACCCCAAACGCCACCCCAACTTTAACCGACCCACTAATTAACCACATTAAACCAAACCCAATTAAAGTACTAGTCACTCTATAGGATATTGTTTTAGCAATATGTCGTTTTCTTTCTACAATCATCACCCTTTGGTTTGATCATAAGTTAATGTACCGTCTGGTGACATGTGTCCAGTTCTAATCGCAGTACCACTAATCTCGGCAATATCTGCTGGTGGTTCATGATATATAACATCATAACCCACACCTCTACCATAGTTAATGCTTTCGATATCGGGTATGATTGATATCATAATCTTATCAAAATTATTATTAAAGAATGGTTCTTGAATTAACATTTGAAAGACTTCTTGTGCTGTCTTTGGGTTATTTTTATCAACTTCAACATCTCTAATCGCAACCCAAACATTTTTACCTTTTTCTAATTGTTGATTGATTAACCATTCATGACCCTTGTGCCAATTTTGCCAACGGCCAACGTACATTGCATACTTTTTACTCATATAATTTTAATTTTAAATTAAGTTCCTGAATAGTTTCGTCTTCAGATCTATTAGTTGTGTTAATATCAATAAAAAACTCAGTGGGGGGTTGGTAGTTTGGTACGTGGAACTGTTCCCTACCTCTAATGTCGGATGTGTGAACATAGACTTCGATTAAGTCTTTACTCATTATTGATTTAAAATTATCTCTTTGGTCTTTGTAAGGGGAAACCAATGAAACAATCGCAACATCTCCTTTCTTATGTATAAATTTAGCAATATTCTGTGCCAATTCAATGTTTTTACGTCTACCCTGTTCAGAATAATCTTTATTGTCAAAGATATCTCTAATGTCGTCACCATCAACAATAACCGATTTATTGGGGTATGTTGATTGTAACAATTTCGCTAATGTCGTCTTTCCTGACCCAGGTTGACCGGTTAACCATATTATCATTTGAATAATATACGAATAAAAACTTTAAAAATCAAATTAAAACACTAATTCAATTATTTTTTCATTTCTTTTGTGTGTTGGTTAATGCTTGTAGGTAAAGGGGTCTCTTTTTCTCAACTCTTTTAGTTTTTTATTAAACTTTCTTTTTTTAATAATTTGTTGGACCTTGTTAATCAACCACTTATAAAGTTTTATCATTTATTTAAAAATTATGTAATTGTTTATTACTAACATATCCATTTCAGTTTCACTAAACATTTGAAGTGCGTCAAGTGGAGTTAAACACATTGTTTTATCTTTCACATTTAAAGAGGTATTCAATAATATCGGTACCCCACTTAATTTTTCAAACTCCAATAAAAGATAATGAATTTGTGTGTATTTCTGTACTGTTTGTACTCTGGCAGTACCATCAACATGTGTAATTGATGGTAAAATATCACGATATTCTTCTTTTACCTTAACAATTTCATTCATATATGGGATATCTCTATCCATTTCAAAATAAATTGTTTGTTTTTCTTTAATTACCATAGGTGCGAATGGTCTAAATCCTTCTCTTTTTTTAATCACCGCATTCATCTTGGTTTTAATTTCGGGATTCCTTGGGTCTCCTAATATTGATCTATTACCTAATGCTCTGGCACCAAATTCACAGTGTCCTTGAAACCACCCAACAATTTTACCACTGTTAATTGATTTTGCCACAAATCTATATAACGTGTCCTCTGATTTAAATTTAAAATGTTTTTTACCTTTAAGCAACCTATCAAGGTTATTCATTACGTAATTAGGACCTAAAAATGGACTCCTATTTACTCTCCTTTTTAAATTATTATTACTCACTAAGTAATGTATACACGCCCCAATAGATGATCCAGCATCTGAAGGTGCAACAGGTATCCATAGATTGTTAAAAGGGGTGTTACTTGTTATTTTACCGTTCAATAACCCATTGTAAGCTGATCCACCACCTAAGCATAAATTATTACTGTTACCTAACCTATGAATGGTATTTAATATTTCAAATAACAATTCCTCATATCTTTTTTGTACCGCGGCGGCTAAATCTTTATGATACGGTTCGATTCCTGAGTTTGGAGTTCTTGGTTCCATATCTAAAAAATTGGATAACTCATAGGTGAACATATCGGTGTGAGATCGATTCCATGAAAACATTGTTAAGTCACATTCTAATTTAGTGTTCTTATATGTTATTAATTTCCTAACTTTATCAATGTAAATGTTCGGATCACCATACGATGATAATCCCATTACTTTATATTCACCCTCATTTGGTTTAAATCCTAAAAATGCGGTCATTGCCGAATAAAACAATCCAATTGAATGTGGGTATTCAGCCATCGACATGTATTCAACACCCACTTCATCGGCAAAC